TTCAGTAAAGGCTGCACCTTCGTTTACGTCCCAGTTACCTTCTAACAGTTGTTTACGTTGCGTAGGTGGCAATGCTTTTAGCATTTGCTCGTAACGTCCATCCTCTGCTAGATAAGGATTATCTTCTAGTCGAGCAGGAATAAATTTTCTTGTTAGACCATCTGCACCTAAAAAGCTTTGATTTGGCTCATTGGGGTCAATATATCTTTTTTTAACCCAATGTGCACCTACGCCGCCGGGGTTAGCAGTACAACGCATATAAGGAATAATTTCACTATCGGTAGTACGAAGTCTAGAGGCTAAATAGTTCCAAGGGAATTCAGTTGGCAAATGAGTAATTTCATCAAAACCTATCCATGAGTATGCTTGACCCTGATAACGATAAACATCTGCATCCCGCTCAAGGAAGCCAAACTCTATTTTGGCTCCTGAAGGAAAGTTCCATAGTTTTTCTACTTCACGATATTTACAGCCGGGAAAAGCCTTAGGATATAACTCACGACTTTTATCAATTAATTCTCTTAGCTCTGGCATTGAGCGTCTAATAATTAATGCCCTATGAGACGCTCTGTGAGCGTATCTGAGAGGATCTACGAGCATGGCATAGGACTTACCGCCCCCTGCTGCTCCACCGTACAGAACGTCTGTCTCTGCGGCTGCTAAGAAGTCTTCTTGTGGACCCTCATTGGGACTAAATATAATATTCTTTTCTGATTCTTTTGCTAGGTGTTTAGTGACTCCTTCTAGGTCTTCGGGAGTTGTAATTTTAGACGCAGAAGGATTTTCTAGCTTATTGAGTGTATTTTTATTCTTTTTAAGTGATTCTTTATATGATTTTAATTTATTTTCTGTCTGAGCTATTTTCTTTTGTTTATCTCTTATAACTCTATTAGCTTCTATTTTAGCTTTAGTATGACTATGATAATTGTATCCACGGCCTTTAGCACCTTTAGGTCTGCCGCCCTTAAGCCTTGGAGTCCCATCTTTCTTAAAGATAAAGTTACCATCTTCATCTTTAAGATATTTATCTGGATTAACTTCCCAGTCTTGCATCTGCATCTATTTTATTTTTTAAACCTTGGTAGCTTAATTTACGACCAGTCTTATGTTCTAACCATAAAGAACCTTCTCGTAGGCTAAGAATCTTATTTTTAACTAAGTCTTTTATTTCTTCAAGGGCTTTGAGTTGCTCAGGTATTTCAATTAATTCATCTTCTTGTCTTTCGTAACCAAAAGGAATTCTACCTTTATACTTCATCATATTCTCCTTCTAGAACTATTTCTTTCTTAGAAGGTAATATAAATAGGCCACCTTCGGCTTTGTGGTTAACATCTATACGGTCTGTTTTACCTAAGCCTACACGATCTAAAATAGTCTGAGCAGCTTGTATTCTCATATTAGCTTGAGGAATAGGCTGATCTGAATTCATGACCTGAACAAGTTTAAGAGCAGCTTGTGGAGCTGACTGAGCTAGGATTCCTTCAGCTAAGTCTAATATTTCTTTTTTAAGAGCTTTTACAACCTGATAATGACCACTATTATACCCAGCCAACTCCGCTGCCTTCTTTGAATCACCTCCTTGTTCTACTAGGTGGTCTAAGAAAGACTGTTGTTTTTCTGTTAATTCTTTTTTCATGTTGAATAGTATATACTGTGTTTAAGGTTCTGTCAAGTAGAAAAAAGACTTGACAAAAATAAAATCTGAAGCTATACTAACGTAATCGGCCACCCCGGTTACATATACATATATTTAGTCTTTTAAATACCCGCTATATGCTTCTTTAGAATACCCGCGATATTTCGGGGGACTTTTAAATACCCGCCCTAGAGTTACTTGACACTCCAAAATTCTGTAAAATGTTTGAGTATTAGTATATATAGGGGGTACCCTGGCTGGCCTCCTGCCCCTCCCTGAGTCTCTTAGACTCAGAAGCACTCTAAAGTTTCTTTAGAGTGACCTTCGGCTAACATCGAAGATGTTAAATAGAATCTATAGATTCTAGAGTCCTCTAAAGTTTCTTTGAAACTCAGCAAGTTTAAGACCGATTGACAGAATCTCAAGAGATTCTGAAGAGTCTTTAAAGTAAACTTTAAAGAACTCTGAAATCAAAGATTTCAAAGACTTGCAAAGTTTTCAGCAATCAGAATCTTCATTCTATGAAGATTTATGAAATTAACTACAAAGTAGTTAAAAAAAGTCAATCCAAATCTTCCTCGCACACATCACGCGAATCCATAATCTTTGATTATGAAAAATTTTCACTTTACTTTTCTGTGGTCCTCTGCCACGCGCAAGCCTACACACATCACGCGAGACTGCTACGAAGTAGCAAAAAAAAACTCTTGACATCCCTCGAAAGGTCTGCCATCGCTACACGCATCACACGCGACGCTATGCAGGCTTTCTTCTCGTGTCAACAGGCGCATTATGCGCTAGTGATTGATTGCGCACCAGAAAGTTGTTGACATCGTTTTCGATCTGTGAGCCTAATTGAAAACGTCAAAGCGGCACTGGGTCGCTGAGACTTAACCCGAAAATACGGAGAAGTACACATGAAAGCACTTGCACATAAAGATCGAATTTGCTCAGCTAAGCAATTCAGGGCCATAGTTTATAAATTCGCAAAGGTTGTACAGGAGCAGAAGAATATACCCGATATCTATTGGTTTAGACTGTGGAAGCAGGTAGAAGCTGTATTAGCTGCTAACAATCCAAAGGGTGTATCGAGTTTACAGATTTCAGAATGGTTTGAGTCTGATGAGCTTCCTGGCTACTTGCTTGCGAATCTTCAACTAGATTTTGAAGGCAAGAAATCTAAGACTCATAAGCCTAGCCGCAAGGTTACAGCGCCAAAGTCTAAGGCTAAAGAAGCTCCGAAGCCAGCGCCAAAAGCTAAGGCAACGCCGAAGTCTAATGATCTTAAAGATTTAGAAGCTAGAATGACTTTCGTTGAAGGTCAAGTTTCAGAAATGTCAGAGTCTATCGAGACTATTAAGTCTGGCATGGAATCTATCTTAGCACATCTTCAAGGCTAAGCCTTTAAGATCCTGAGCAAGATCTAAAACTGCTCTAATCTAAATTAATAAGGAATTTATCATGAATAGATATAATACTCCCGAATGGAAAGAGCTTGTAAGTCTACAAAATAGAATGCCAGAACAAGATATACTGACAATCACTGGTTTTATGGACCACGAACAATTTATTAATCATCTAAATAGATACAAAGATTTACTGGAGTCTAAATAACTAACAAAGGCTTATTAACTCTCAAGTTTCTTGAGAGAGTTAATAAGCCTTTTCTCCGGCTCCTGAGCATGAGTTTAAAAGGCTCAGTATTCTGGAGTATATTGTTGCCATCAGTATATTCCAAAATGCTGTTTTTTGAAAGGATATCCTGAGCATGATGTAAAACTGCTCAACCACAAAAAAGGAATATATTATGTTAATTTTATTATCTATTTTAGTGTCTTCAGGAATTACTGCTGCTATATTCTTATACAAAGAAAAGATAGAAACTAAATTACTCTTAGAAAGTATTATTAAACTAGAGGAGACTGGTTATCCTTTTATTCGAGAGGATTTACTCAAAGCAATGCAAGAATCTAATTAACTTAAAAGCCTTATTAACTCTCAAGTTTCTTGAGAGAGTTAATAAGGCCAAAGGAGAAAGCCGATGAAAAAAACTGTACTTCATGTTAATCAACATAATATTAAATCTAATGCTAAAGGTGCTGACTTACCAGTATTAACTGTTAAGGATTATAGAAATAATCGCAAAGGCAACGAGGCTAAATTATTAGACCGTAATGGAGACTTAATGGCTCGTTTAGTCTATAGACCTAATAATCCCCTGCCTTGTGGTGCTAAAGTCTGGATTGAAACTTACTGTGATGTGGAGGTTGTATGAATTTTGAATGGAAATTTCCTGTATTAACTAGGTCTCAACGTGAAGCTTTGTATCGTGTTTGGTGTCGTGATACTAATGTAGCTAAGAATTATCTAGCCTTTCGTAGAGACGTTATGTATGGTTTAGGAAAAGATTCATTTATAGTTATACCTTGGAAGGGTATGCTGTTGGCTATTGAACAAGACGGTTACACTCACTCATAAAGGAATTGTAATGTATAACTTATCGAAGAACGGTAAAGAAACACTAACGGGTATTGTTAATACAATTTTATATTGCCATTCTAATCTTAGTGATGCCGCCCAAAAGACTGAATGGAGGCGTTATAATAAAACCAGAAAGGATCTTTATAAAGCTATATTAAAACTTGAAAAAGACTTTGGTATCGAGACTATTGGATATAAACTAGCTAAGGAAAACATACATGAAAATGGTTCAAAAGCCGTTTATTGATGGTGTCTCAAGAACATATTATTTTAATAATAATTTAAAAGTAAGTGCAATAAAAACTTCATTTAGTCATGGCGGTGCTTTAGGACTATGGGAAATTGCAGTATTAGATGAAGATAGTTTTATTACTAAGAATATTTTCCCTGTAGAGGATGATGTTATAGGGTTTATAAGAGAGTCTGAACTTTATACGTATCTTGAGGCAGTTCAAAAATACGGAGAATAAAATGAATTTAATTCATGAAAGTAAAATGTCTGGTAAGTTAGCTGGAATTTGGGCTATCAATACTAATACGCTAACAAATAAATTTTGCAGTACCATGAGAAAAACAGACGCTATCTGTAATGATTGTTATTCTGCTAGTATGTTGCAAGGTTCTAGAAAGAATTGTCAGCCAGCTTTTCAGCGGAATTCTGATGTCTTATCACAACCTATAGACTATGATGATCTTCCGTTTATCAATGCTGCATTTTATAGGTTTCATGGTCATGGCGAGTTAATTAACATGGCTCACATGAAAAATTTTCATGATATAGCACGTAAGAATCCTCACTGTACCTTTGGTCTTTGGACTAAGCGTCGAGATATTATTCGACAATATCATTTAGAATTCAAACAACCTAAGAATCTAATTCTTATTTATTCAAATCCAAGTGTTGGGGTTGTTCGACAACCACCACATGGATTTGATAAGTGTTTTAACGTAGTTCGCAAGGATGAATTCGTCGAGAATCAAAATTGCACTGGACAAAAATGTATTGATTGCTTAAAGTGTTATAGAAAGGGTGGTGATTCAATCATCATAGAAGCTATCAAAAAGAGAAATTAATATGTATCTAGATTTTGAAGTTGGTTGTGTTAACGGTTCAGCTTGGGTAGATTTCGATCCTCCCGACAGATCCGTAGGTTATATAGGTAATGTTTTATTTGATGAAATAATTATTAATAACAAACACTTAGGAAGAAAATATAATGAAAGACTTGAACGAATTATGCTCGACGCATTTTATAAATTCATCGAGAATGAACGACGATTTGAGTACGAAAGAGTTTTTATACCTTATGAGAGGCCACGTAAACTTTCAGTTTAATAAAATCTTTGGAGAAGAAAATGGAGATAGTAATATCAGTAAAGAACAATTACGGGAACGTAATGTATTACCCAGAGTGTAAAGACTCTGAAGTATTCGCAAGGATTGCGGGAACCAAGACACTCACAGAAGGTGTTATTAAATTAATAAAAGAACTAGGTTATACCATTAAAGTAAAACAACAGGAAATCATCCTATGAACAATGTAGTAAATTTATTCGGGAACTCTAGAGTATTTAATGACGCTGATTATGGTCCTGCTGATTTCGATATTGCCTCAGCACCTTTAAGATATTCAGATGAAAATAATTATATTCATGATTCAACCAAGCATGTAATCTATAGAACTGATACAGGCCAAGAGCTTGGTGTGCATGGTTCTAGATATTCAGATTTATATGACTTGTCTTATAAGCGAATGATCGACAATCAAAGAAACATTATTGCTCGATCAGATTTAAATACCTCAGGTATGAGTGAAAACATTCAGGTATCTCACAACGGTGCTAAGTGTTTTGTTAGGCATGTGTTACCAGAAGTTAATATCTATACTCCAGACGGTGACAGCGCATCGCTTACGCTTCTTAGTGTTTCTAGCCTTGATGGTACTTTTCCGTTTATCTGTAGTGTTGGTGCTAATCAATGGGCTTGTATGAATGGTCAAGTCTTTATCTCTAAGGCTGCTAATGTTTACAAGTCACGACACACTAAGAAACTAGACATTGACCAAGGTGCAAAGCTAATATCAGATGCAGTTACGATTCTAAATAAAGAAGCTGAGCAGTGGTGGCGTTGGTCGGAAACTTCAGTTACAAATCAAGA